TTCAACGTCAGTCATTTCATAACCTTCATTGATAATTACATCCCAACCTTGTCCTGCTTTCTTTAAATTATCTTCATTAGCAACTGCACCACTCTTACGTTTCCAGCCAGCATTAATTGTTGCAGCAGCGATATCGTTGTTATTGATAACTTTATAATTGAAAAGGAATTGAGGCGACCTCATTGGGAATACCAACGATCTTGAACGTAACTCCATCTGATTGATATGTGGGTCATAATTCCAATAATTTGGAATAAATGGACATTCAGGTCCATCCCAAAGAGGATTATCGCCTTGGAACATCAATTGATCGTTCAAAACAACAGCCAATTTCCAACATGGTGTTTCAACCGTAACTTCTTCCATATCTTCGATATGATAAAGAATTTGCTCAAGTTGACCATCACCACCAGCAAAATCAAAGAATTGATTTCGTTTACGGCTATATAATCTTTTCTTATTCTTTTTCCATTTATACCAAACATAGCTCAATACCATTAGATCATTACGTGCCATATTATGATTTTCAGGTAAGAAATAGAAACTACCATATCTTTGTGGAGTTCCAGCCATAGGCCTAATTTCATTAACTTTATCAGGAAAACGGCTATCCGCTTCACGTTTACTTATATATTCTTGACACCATACGAATTGAGCATCTGACATATCAGGATTTCGAAAATATGGGTCTACTAAGAATGAATTGTATTCCCATATCTTTAATTTCAACTGACCTTGTGCTGGATCATCTCCAGTAAAATCTAGATATGGCTGTATCAAATTCATACCAGCAATGGCTGATAACTCACATGACTTAGAAAACTGCTCATGTATATTTTCTTTTTGACAGATATTCATTATCAGGCGTGTATACTCATCTGTAGTTTGTGGATCTGCACCATCTGCTGCTTCATAGACAATAGATTTTCTGTGTTGCCTTTGATATCCTGTAACCATATTCACTGGCTGTTGGACCAAATTGAAGTAATATTGCTGAGATGTGATACCTGGATTAAAAGAAAAATTTCGATTTATGAATGATTGATTACCTGCATAGAAAAGCGTATCTATGTTTGCCTGATTCCATCTTGCCTGTTCGATAGGCTGAAATTTAGCGTAGAGATTATCCAGCCATTGGCGGACATTCCCTTGAGATGGTTCAATATTGTTGTTCCAAGGCGGTAGATAAAATGAAATAGCATCCTCCTAAGACCATTTAGGTCTACGAGAACACCATACATTAAATATTTAAATATGACAAGCTATGATGATTACTTATTCTTCTCATCGATCTTAAGAGCAGTCAACGTAAGAATACGCATTTTTTGCATCCTGTCTAAGCATTCTACTGGATGATATAAGCAAAAGTTATTAGTCTCCTGAGAAAGAGTGATGAGAATATCCAGCTGAGTTTCGATACGCGATATTTCCTGTAGCATCAAATGGTAATTTTTTTTCACGATTTAATATCTGCTTAATATATTTGGTATATTTTTTTATCTTATCAGATTTACCAGATATTTCACAGAATATGTAAAATTCATAATTATATACCTTGTTCTTTAAGTGGCATCCAATGAGTGACATAACATATTTCTACTTTATATCCTGCATTATTAAAACTCTTAATGAAGGAATTTCCAAATGCAGTTTTTAGAAATTTACAATCCATTTCATCTTGAAAATGACCTTTAACACTCACTTCTTGCATGTGTTCAGGAAGTCTGTCGTCGACGCTTATCCATTCAGTCATTTTTCTTCCTTATGTATTTCACACCAAATACAATTTTCAAATGTTCCATTATCCAAGTAAGGATTTTTGCAAAAAGGACATTCTTTAAATTCATACCCTTTTGGTGGTTCAGGCAATGGCATCCAATGACTAAAAATATCTAGATCTTTATAAACTATATCTCCTCCATTTCCAGGAATATATAGTTCCCAAGACAAATCACCAAAATTCAAATCATTTTCATCCTGTTCTTTAACCAAATAAGCCACACACTGGATACCAGGACTTTCAGAAGAATAAACAAGAACGGGACAAGATTCGTATGGATCATTTACATTATCTGACTCTGGAAAGCTTATAGATGGCATCCTATCTTCAATACTGATCCATTCCATCATAAAATCACCCTCACAGGCTTATTCACAGGTTCATATCTCTCGTTTACATGGCTGGCATTGACGTATATTTCTGCGCCTAATTCTGCCATACCATATCCTTCATGAATATGCCCAAAGATATGAAAAAAAGGAGAAACATCCATTACTTTTCTTAAAAGTGCTCTTGATCCTGCATGAAAATCTGTACCATCTTCTAATGGTATGCCATCAAAAACACCATATGGGGGGGAATGAGTTACCAATATATCAATATCATTAGGAATCAATTTCCATTTCTCAGCTAATTCCTGTTCAGTATCACAAGTGAAAGCTTTGCATTTTGGATTCATTCCTTTAAATGTTTTTGTCCATGATGAGCCCCATATCTTTAAACCTTCGAATTCTGTTGCTGAATCGGATAGGTATTCACAATCGTAAAATGTATCTTTCATCATTGGAGAATTTTGAATCCAATTATCATGATTACCTGCTATTAGAATTTTCTTCTTATATTTTTGTTTTAACAACCACGCATTGAATTCGACATATTCCTTATATTCATCTCTCGCAGTCAAATCCCCAGCAACGATAAGCAAGTCTCCGCCTTCTAGCTTTGGGTAATGACCATGTAAATCGGAAATGCAGTCGATAATCATTTATGTTCCTGCCAATCCTCTAAATCTCTTTGATATGAACAATTATTGCATCGATATATTTTCTTACGCATATATTTCGCATATGTATAAAGAACTTCTCCTTTATGACCTCTACACCAACACCAAAAACGCTTAACAATATTTAACATTTATCCCCTTGAATTGAGATTTATATAGGTTTAACACTTTCGATACCCTTTACCATCTTCAAAACCGAAATGATATTTTGTATATCCTTTTCACATAAATCCAAATGAAATTTCACTTCATAATTTCGCGGCCTCATATTTCCTTCAAGCGATCTTTTAGACAGTTCTTCTACTTTTTTTTTAAGATCTTCGATATTAACCACATATTCATACACAACTTTAGCTTTGTGATATGATATCTTAAATTTTGATTGGAGCAATGGTATAGAAATACCTTTATGTTTTAAATATTTTTTTAGCCTCTTCTATAAGCGTTTCATCGTTCATTGTCTATATCCTTCAAAATTTCTTTATGATTGCAATTTTTACATGAGTAAGTATGAAGTAATCCCCATGGACTATTCTCTGTAAATATTTCTCCTTTATGGCCAAACATCAAACATCTTATGCGTTTAAAATAATAAATCATGATACCTTCCTTGTGATAAATTTTACCAGTTGAAATGTATCATAATTTATTTTTAACTCATATTCTTCTTGTTGGTGTAAATCGATCTCTTAACCAATCATCTCTATCCTTATCTTGTTTATAAGGATCATATGTAGAAACTTTATGCGTATACATTGCATATCTCAAAGCATCTGGAGCATCATCTTCTGTCTTTACAGGTCTATCTTCACCGCGTTCTGCGGCCTTATTATCCCATGTATAACCTTCTATCTGACGAATAGTATTCTTACATTCTTCTAATATAAAAAGATTGCCCTTACGCATCTCTGAGCATGTATATGTCAATCCATTAAATACATCATTGTTTGCGTGAACGACATGTAAACCACGTTTTCGCAATTCAAAATGAAAAGATTCGGCAGCAGGATCAATATAAATATTCTTAATAGAATATGGTTCCAAGAACTCTTGTACATCATCTGCAAACTCACTTTGCGTCTTTTGTCTGCCTGTTTTCTTATGATCCCAGAAGTATTCTTTTTCGACCCACATACATTTTCCCATTTGTGTATATTTTCCTGTCGACACGCCTATAAGAAGGCATACAAAAGGGTGAATAGACCCGTAATCAATTGAAGCGATCCAATATTCGGCAGCTCTTGGAGGTTCTTTAACCACGTGAATTTTTCTGTCAAAGAAATCAAAAATGGCACCTTCTGCAAGGCACCAAAGCCCGAGATAATTTCTCTTATAGAAAAGTCCCGATAAACTTTC